CCGAAGTAGAAGCAATTACAGAACCACTCAAGGGCTTCATAATCGCTTGTAATGTTTGGGCTTTTATCAGCATAAGTGCAATTAAGCTGTAAAGATTCCCAAGGTGTACCCCAATCTTGATATTGAATTTCAATATCGAAGGGATTTTCATAATTAAGCCTACCTACAATTTGGCAAGCTGGCCCACCTGTAGAAAGTAATATTTTAAATTCTTCAGGTTTCATGTCTTCAGGGTTTGAAGTCCATCCGCTTTTAAATTCTACGCTTAAAGCTTCTTCTTGTGCCTGCTCTCTGATTTCGTCCTGTTTGTCGTAATCATCAATTAGATCAGCTTCTAAATAATTTCTATAAAGCTCTTTTATAGATTCAAGCTGACCCCTTGCGTTGCTGATTGCGTGGGCTTCATTCTTTGTTGCTGTCATGGTGTGGTTCTTGGTTTGGTTTGGTTTAAATCAAATCGGTTTGACCTGATACTAGATATCATTACATATACTGTTGTCTATTGCAAGGCTTCAATAGAAACTTCCTTGTTACCCCTTAGTATCACTTATGAAATCCAACTTAACATTCTGTAATATATACCCCTGCACCGATAATTCAAAGAAATAAACAGAGCTAATAAAAAGCCAAAATCAAGGAAAACCCCCTAAATAATATAAGATATATTATAAGACCCTAGTTATATCAATGCTTTTTATAGAATATATACCTTTTTTCTCTAAATTTTTAGGGTCATAAGGGGTAAATCTGTTGTACATATACGTATAACCCCTTCAAATTTTTGCTCCTAAATATTTTAGGGGGAGGAGGATCATGCAGCAGGCAGTCAAAGAACCCCCCTTAGTGTAATCCTTAGTGTATTCTTAAGTGTAATCCTTAGTGTGGGAGAGGTACGAACCTTTATCTCTCCTATACAAGGCTTTAATAAGCTCCACTTATAAAACCATCGTTAGATACATTAGAATTTCTTATCTGTTGAGGAGTCATCCCCATAGCAGTTTGAGATATGGTGTTATTCATAAGTGAACCCCAATTATCGAGATGTAAAGAAAGCAATTCATTTTTACGTTTAGCGATATTAAGGTCTTCAGTTTGAGCCATATAGTCAGTCCAGTAGGCAACTGCACCTGCTAGGGAGTCTACGAGGTCATCGTGAACTAGAGAACCTCTGTGACGAGAGATTCGAGATAGTTGGTAAACGAGTTGAAGTTTAAGTCTTCTTTCTGGAGTTTCTTGTGGGTTAGAACGGAAGTCTTTTTCTATGACTTTGCGGTCAATAATTAGACGGTGAGAGTTCATTACAGGTTCAAGGGTATCAATTATTCTTAGTTCTTTGGTCTTGTTGTTTCTAATGTCTTCAATTTGGCAGGGGTGTATTCGAGAGATGAATGGTTTTAGAAGTTCAGCAAACATACCACCACCAAAGTTTTGTTCAATAAGGATAGTATTAATATTATTTTCTTTAGCTAGTCTTGATATTTTAAGCAGAACAGGGTCTGTATAGCCCCCAGACAGCCCTAAACACTCAGTTACGTATAAATTACCATTAAGCATCTTCACGCAGCTTATAGCGGTCTGATCTTTACCTTTACCAGAAGGGTCAACGAACATAACTGAACCTGTGTATTCTATAAAGTCACCAAATTCTTGGGCTGGTCGATAGAATCTGTCACCATTGAAGCCAACGCAAGGTAGATCTTGTATTACATATTCGGGATTATTAGACCAGATAACTTTTTCTGGTGCAAATTCTTTATTTACAGAAGCAATTACCAGGTCGTTAATTTTTAATGGGTATCTATCTTGGTCTGAGAGGGTAGTGTCTAGTTGGAATTGAAGGTTAAAACCAGAACGTCCGTAGGAAGCTTCACGTTCCATTAGATCTTGTGCAGAGAATCTTATAGGATCTACAGGATCTTTAGGTTTTACAAGACCTTCCAGGAGTTCTTTTTGGATTTTTGGAGCAAGTCTATCTCCGTAGTTATTTTTTAATTCTGGGTAACGTGCAGTCCAGATTCTAGTTTCATATCCACGTTCTTCTAGTGTTAGATATACAGAATTTTCTACCTGTGGTGTACCAAGGAAAGTAATTTTGCCATTTGGTTTTAGTATTGCTTCAAATTCTTTTACAGCTTCAGATAGCTTGTCTCTCATAGGTTGAGTAAAAGAATTATTCGGTACTTCTACGTCATCAGCAATAACTTCATCAGCCCTAGCACCAGACATTTGCCCTAAGACCCCTCTGGACGAACAGGAGGGTGCATGATCGGCTTGTGCTGGTCTTACATCAAAACTTACCTTACTGTTTCTTTGGTCATCTCTGGGGATTAAATCAGAAAGTATTGGCATCTCATTGATAAGACGCATGGTGAAGGTAGTAAAATTATCTGCTCTGTCTTTACTGGCTGAGACAACTAAAAACTTTAGTTGTGGATTCATACGAAGTCTCCACACAACGTATGTAGAAGTAATCCAACTCTTACCTACACCTCTAAATCCCTGTATGATCTTACGTCTAGCACCATATTGTAGATATTCAGCTATGTCTAACTGAACTGGTGTAGGGTCTGGTAGGTTTAGATGTCTCCAAGTAACGATTAAGAAATATCTAAAGTCTTGTAGCTTTTTAGGTAATGGCTGCATCTTTTGGAAGATAGACTTCTACATAAGAATTACATTTTGGACAAGATAAATTAGTTACAATTGAATATTTGCTATCGTCTTCTGCGTCATGATCTCCACCCCAAATTAGTTCAGTTTTACAATGCCAACAGTTCATAAATCAGCTAAAGGTACAGCATCTAAGTCTGGTAAGTTTAACATTAGTTCTTCCATAGGATTCTTTTCTACAGGAATACATTCAACACCATTATCTTTTAAGAACTGTCTAGCTACGTTTAGATCACCTGCCTTTGCTTCTCCACTTTTAACTTTATCTAATAATTCTTGAGCTAAGACTAGGTGTAACTGTTCTAATAATTTAAAATTTTTATCCATAGTTAGCTGTATTTATGAATTAATATAATCACTTTTTAGGTCTTTTGCCAAACAAGACATAGTGAATCTTATTGAAAATATTACCTTGTTTATATTTATGAAGCTTTTGTTCTACTTTAAAACATTTGCTTTCTGACTCTGCCATACGAGTAAGAGCAGCAGTAAGCAATAGATCTTGCAGTCTTGAGTGTCTCACAAGATCAGAACAATGCTGTCTTAATAGAGAATCAGGTAATTGATTTATTTCTCTAATCTTTAGTTCAATCTCAAACTCTACTTCTGGCGGTGGTTCACCTAGAAGTATATGAAAGAAGTCTTTGTCTTTCATTAGTTCTGCTTGGGAAATAATTGATACTCCAACATGTCTACAGCTTTATCGTCCAAGGTATTTGTAGTCTGCTTACAAATTGCACGAAGCAAGTCCACTACTAACCTCTTAACAGCAGTTGTAGAGAAGAATTTTAGCAGTATTGGTTTTAAAATCTTTAACATAAAAGTAATGTGTTACTTTCCAAACATACCAAGATTTGTTAAGTTTGCCATAACTACCTATTATTAGCCTATAACGCTATCTCCCCATTTATAGGTAGTCTTTTATTTATGGCAGAACAACCAAAAGAACAAAAGAAAAGTGTATGGTTCAAATTACAAGAAGCTGTACCTTGCAGAGAGGAGCAATTTGAATTGGTATCACTAGGAGTCAGACTTATTTTGCTGACTTGGGCTACAGCAATGTTAAGCCTTTCATATTTAGACCTAAGTAAACTAGGAATACCGCAGCAAAAGATAGATCCAACCTTTATCGCTTCGGTCTTTGTAGGGCTTGCTAGTTCTTTTGGAGCTTCTATTACACAGAAAGGTGGTGAGAAAGGTAAAAATGGTACTAATGTAAAGGCTGACTTACAAGAAGTGTTAGGTAAGACACAACTCGTTCGTATAGATACACCTATAAAATTAATTGTAGATCCTGATAATACAAGAAAATGAAGAAACTACTATTCCTATCTCTGTTTTTATTTAGCCCTGTATATGCCAATGGAGTGCCTTCTTGGACTACTGGCTCAAGCAATAGAACAGAGAACACTACACAGACCATTACAAGGTCTATAGTTACAGAGAAGTATGGATCTGCTATAAACACCTGGGAAGGTTCTAACATCACAGTTACAAGTGCTTCTAGTGGTGGTATAGCACATTCAGACGCTATCTTTACACCAACAGATAATACTGCTGATTGGTCATTGACTACTACAACCAGAGCAGCTTCACAGCTAACCGAACAGATTACACAGAATGATTCGATTACGACTACTAGCGTTATCACTTCTTTGTCTGTCTTTAGTCAGTAATAAAGCAAGAGCCGAAGGCGATACAAATGTACAGGCTCAACCTAATGCTGTAGG